ATGCCGGCTGATCGTCCTGATTAGGATCGATAGCTACCAGCATGTTTTGATACTTGGCCATACAGGTCTCCTTACTACTGTCACCACAGTCTGTAATTAAAAGAGTAACCTATATATCCTGAATGAAACAGAGGGGAGTTTTTGCGAGATCAATAATTCATGAAAATTTATTACTTAATGTTGTTGCATCCTGATTTCAAAGCATTTTCTTTGATTTCAAATCCCCCTGGGGGCGTGACGGGGGCATGTTGGCTAGAATTCTCTTGTTTATGATGGCAACCTGGTCCTTGTCCATATCACCGATCCACTTCGCGTAAACCTCATAAACCATCCTTGAATCCTCATGGCCCATCTGAGTTGCAATAAAGGAAGGGTTTGCCCCAGCAGAAAGCGACCAGCATGCGTAAGTGTGTCTGGACTGGTACGGATGCCGGTTACGAACGCCTGCACGACGTAAGCCATACTTCCATCCATAGGATATAGAATTTTTCGAATAGTACCCGACCTTTCTTGTCGATCGACTCGATGGAACGAATACTGGCCTGATAACCTGCATTTCAGTTTTACCATGCTCACGATGATGATAGATGATCTCGTGCTGCGGCAGATGCCCTGTAATTTCGAACTGTTTTTTCAGTGCATCCAGAGCAGGCTGGAGCAGGGTAATTGTCCTGATCCCGGCATCCGTCTTTGGCGGTACGAATAAGCCTTTCCGGGTCAGGTTCCGTGAGACATGAATCTCTCCATTTAACAGGTCAACATCTTCCCATGCGAGAGCGCACAGTTCACCGTGCCTCAGACCGGTATGAATAGCCACAATCCATAAAAGCGAGTGCTGTTTAGACAGGTTAGCGATGAATGCCTGGTATTCGTCAAATGTAAGAGGATCAGGAGTTCGTTTCGATACCTTTAAAGTAGATATGCCTTCGTATGGGGTATGAGATATGAACTGGCTACGGTGAGCTATTCTGAGCATCTCTTTGAGAACGCTCATTAGAGTATTTACGCGTGCTGGTGATCGGCCCTGCTTCTTAAAATTCGGTAAACCGGGATTCACCACCTCACCAAACAACAGCTCGCGACGATATGAAAGTATGTCGGCGTTCTGTATGTCAGTTAAGACTGTCATGTCGCCAACAACGCGTCTGAGGGTGTTTACCGTCGACCGGATCGTGAGCATGGTGGCATGAGATACCTCCAGCGCCTTTGAGTCAGTAAAGAGCTCGCATAATTCAGCAAAAGTGTTTATCCGCTTTGTGGTTCCGAACTTGCTCAACGCCTTTGATTCAGGAAAGCGGGTTGCGTAATCGAAAGTGCCCATCTGAATTTCACTGACAATCATTGCCCTCAGATTGCCAGCTTTCTTTATATTGCTGTTGTTCACCAGCCAGCCGCGAAGTACCTCACGACAACGTACCCCGCGGTAGTAAAAAGTAATGCGGATCTTTCCGTTATGTAACTCGACACCGGTAGGGAAATTCATCAGATATCCTGTACTAACTGGTTTATTTTAGGTAGGTTGTACCAGAGCAATCCTTTGGAATTGTCGGTTTGCCCCTGGGCTGTAAGATGCTTGAAGTGAACACCTTCAACCCACAGCTTCAGTCGGTAATTTTTGATTTGGCCTTCTGTGAGACCGGTTCTTTCGGTGAGTCTGGCTTCAACAACCCACTCTTCATTGAAAATGACCTGTGCCATAGATGACTCCTGACAACCGGCGTGAGTATACCCACGTCTGTTGCGTCGTGTTGATTAATCGAAATCAGGTAAAAATAAACCCGCCGAGGCGGGTTGAATGATGAGAGATTTTAAGTGGGTGCTTAGTTAATTTTTAATTCTCGCTTAGCTTCTGCGACTAAATCGCTGAGCAGTTTTTCAGAGAGTTTGAGGTCCTTTTCTGACGCTTCATAGCTTTCAATAGAATCCTCATACCAATCATCCATAATCTTCTTTCTGGCATTAACATAGACGTCGAGCAAGCGTTTGACTTTGGTAGTTAATGTGAAATCAGCTAACTGCGCTATTCTTTCAAGCTCTTGAAGATCAAGCCAATACTCAGTTCTTAACTTCTCTTCAATCTCTTTCGGATGTGGTTTGAACCGAGGCTCACCGGGCTCCATTTGAGCATATTCGCAACGGAGGAAGTAGTCATTGCTCATCTTAATCCGATAAGCAATATTGATGATTTCTGTGAACGCTCCCAATCTCTTTTCCCACCACTTCTCTTTGTAGAACTTATTCAAAGCAAACTTGGTAGAGAAATATGCGGCTAGCGCAGCTACAAGTAATGGAACAACAAATTTTGATAGAACATCAGTTAAATCAAGCGATGTTTGAACAGACATGGCGGTCATTTCATATCCTTAAATCATTAAAACTATAATCATCTTAACTTGATCATCGAATATGTTTAAGCGCATGCTCTTTTCTTTCCTGGCATTCCGCACACATCTGGCATCCTGGAACGGCAGCGCGCCGCGGCTCGGGAATTGGTTCGTCGCATTCTTCACAACGCTCAGCTGATACGGCGTTGCGGTTGAGGCGGTGAGCGGAAAGGGCCGCGTTACGCTGAAGCTCTTCAATCTCTGCTGCTGTGTCGATGATGTCGGCCATGGTCAATGCTCCCGGAACTGTAGGTTAATTCGGTTGAAGGTGAACGCCAGCAATAAAAAAGGCCGCGATAGCGACCTGGTGATTTGCGATTTCATGGCTGTATCCATCCTTTACCTTTGACGTGCTGAATAACACCAAGCTTCCTGAGAGACTGGAGCCGGCGGTCAAGAATGCGGAAGACGTCCATTGGGTGCTTTCCTTCTGCCTCAGCAATGACGAGGCACTCCTGCCTGACGGAAGGGCTGAATAGCTCAGAAAAAGAGGTTGGCTGAGTACCGATAGCGCTTAACACCTCGCTATCCAGTTTCGCGTATTTGGTCACGATTCAACTCCAAACCGCCCGTTAAGGCGGCCAGTTTTGACGGCGAACTCCAGGAGGCTAACTCCCAGAGCTTCAATTTTCTTGTGATTCTTGTTGATGATGGGAGGCACCGTTTCGTTCCAGTTAGGCTTTGGCTTCTTGCGCATGGCCTGCTGGATTTCCTCTGTGCATCGGCGGCAGGCGGCGCGGATGGCGTTGTCTGTTTCTGGCGTCATACGGCCTCCGTTTTCACAACGTCGATGGCGCAGCCGGGTAGCAATTCAACCGCGGCGGTGGCGCACTGATTTCCCCAGTGGTGCCAGCCCGGCGCTGCGCTGCGGCTAAACAACTCAATGCGCGGAACATCACCGTAAAGCAGCTCCAGCCGGCGCCGTACTTCCCACGGCTTTTCGCTGTGCGCTCCGAGCGGGCTATAGACCACCTGCTTAATCCCTGCGTGCTTTCGCTCCAGCCCGGCGCCGCGGGTGGCAATCAACAGGTCTTCGGTGTTAGCCCGGGTGTGGTTGCCGCCGTTCATGCGCGTCTCGGCGTTAAGCAGATCGAGGAAGTCGTAAAAGTCGGTGACTTCACCCTCAGCCAGCGCCTTGTTGATGCGCAATTCCGCGTTCTGATTCAGCTTCACCCAGGTAAAGCCCTTCATGGTGCGAACGGTAAAACCCCAGGCCTCGGCCAGCTCGATAGCCTCCTGGTTATGCGTGCCGGTGTACCACATCGCCAGCACGGCGTTTTCGGCGGCAAGCTCCCACACTGGCAGGCGCTTAATGTCGATTAATTTCATGGTGGAGTAGTGATCGGTAGCGGCCCCGTTGCTGATGGTGTTGCCGTAAGACCAAGGCGGGTCGGCGTAGATAAGAGAGTATTTTCCGGTCATACATCCTCCCACTCCGGGTCGTTAACATCCCAGCCATTACGCTCTACATTGGTTTGCAACCGCTTATCTCCGACCTCTTTAATGCTGCGGCCGGTAATCTCTGCAACTTCAGCGTTTGAGTGTCGCCACAGCAGCGCCAGATCTTCGAGAGACCACGCTTTCATAGCACTGACTCCATTTCGTCGATGTAGAGGCCCTGAGCAATGAGGCGGCGACGGCGGGCAGCACGCGCTATGCACTCCTGCCGTCTACCTTCCTGCGATTGCTCAATGGCGCGCCGGGTGAACAGCCGCGATTTACCCTGAGGCGTAATGACCTTTGGCTTCGTTACCAGGTCGAAAGTCCGGTCGCAGATGCCGTCCTCGTTGATCCACTTTTCCGACTCAACTACCTGCGCTATCTGTCCGGTACCGCGGGTGATGCCGTTGGCTACCCGGTTAAACTCAATCAGGGTTACGCCAAACTTCTCAGCGATTTCGCTGCCCGTTACCGGGCGGCCGCGCGTCTGAATCATCCAGATAACGTGTTCACGGAGGCCGGAGAATTGCCCGGTTCGCCCGGGCCTGCGGTAAAATGGTGTGCGTTTCATTTCCACTGCTCCCCGAACGTGAATCCGATCTCCGCCAGCGCCTCGTCCATCTTCTCGATGAACTCGGGCACCATTTCGTTGAAGTCGGACATGTACTGCGGATCCCGCTCAACGACGACATGATGAATGCCTTCGCGTTTCATGCGGGGGTCATAGTTGGCAATAAACCAGGCGTCTTTTCCGGTAATCCACATGCTGTACTGCACCTGGGCCATGTACGCAGACTTGATGGCTTCGAAACCGCCAAGGCGGAATTTCATGAAGTCGCGAGAGGTGAAAGGGCATTTAAGCTCGAGGCCGAATCCGTTACTGCACAGGCCGTCAGGGGAGCACGCGGTGCGCATGCTCTCGTCACGGAACAGGATCGAAGACTCCGTGACTTTCACGTCGGTGGTGAACTCGAAGAGGGTGCGGGCATCTTCCTCGTACTGCTTGCCCCAGGCCAGCGCCTTGGCGTTAACCTCAGGCGCCACGCCGGTGCATACCTCGGCGAGCAGTGTGTGGAAGTAGGACATTTTCATATCTGTCCACTTCTTCCCCGATCGTGGCTTGGATATGACGTTGTGCACTTCAGAGGCGGTGATAACGCCGAGGCGCAGCCGGTGCCACGCCTCATCGCCCTGTTGAATAGTGGTTACGTCAATGCCGGTCCGGGCAAGGATAATTTCTGGTGTCATGCTGCCGCCTTAGCCCTTTTCTGAAGGAAGCCAAACCCTTTCTGCGCCTCTTCTTCAGTGAGTTCTGACGCCTCAAGAATTTGCCGTTTGAAGATGTCGCTGCACAGCGGGAGGAAGTCTTTCTCCCAGTCTTTATTCAGCGATGTTAAGAGATCGGTGATCGCCTGAAGCGTTTCTTCGGTTGCTGCTGGTGGAAGCGCTTCTGTGGTGTTACGCGGCGTGACGTCACGCATATCTACATCCAGTGATTTGCCTTCCATTTCTTCGGCGGTAGGCTGCTGTCCAATCTCAGGCCATGCCTTACGCAATGCCTGGGCTTCTGCGCATTTCGCCAGCTGGCCGTAAGGGCGCTTTTTCCACATCGCGTTCGGCGCCGTAGTGTCGCGGCCGCCGGTGGCGTAGTTTTCAATCCAGTATTCTTTAGCGCTGAACTCGA